TACACTGTCATTACGGAAGATGGTGAGATGATCGAACGTACTCCGGAGATGCTTGTTATGTCTAAGCGCCCTGCTATTGGTCGGCGATGGTTTGAGCGGTACGGTAAGCATGTTTATGCGAGAGATAGGGTTATTGCCCGTGGGAAAGAGATGCAGCCACCACGGTATTATGACAAGTTATTACCTGATGTTATTCGTAGTATGGTTGTGGCTTCTCGAGAGGCATTTGGGGTTAAAAACCAAGCCGATCATACCGATGAGCGTAACAACGTTAGAGATGTTTGTGTTAGGGCTGGTATGTCGCAATTTAATCGTGATTAACTTGGAGATTTTATTATGAGTATGAATTATCGCAATAGGTCTGTTAATGCCCATGATTTCGCTATGATTCCTCGGGCTTCTATTCCCCGTTCTTCGTTTAAGATGGAAAAAGGGTTTAAGACTACATTTGACTCTGGTTATTTGGTTCCTTTTCACTGTCAGGAGGTTTTACCGGGTGATTCTTTTTCGGTGAATGCTGCGTTGTTTGCTCGCATGGCGACGCCGTTGTATCCCATTATGGATAATCTTCATTTGGATACTTTTTGGTTTTTCGTTCCCAATCGTTTGGTTTGGACAAATTGGGTTAAGTTTCAGGGCGAGCAAGATAATCCCGGTGATTCTATTTCCTATACTGTCCCGCAGGTTTTGAGTCCGGCTACGGGGTATACCGTTAATTCCCTACAGGATTATTTTGGGTTACCGACTGTTGGTACTCCTGCTATCACGGCTGCCGTTACCCATTCTACGCTTCCGCTTCGTGGGTATAATTTGATTTATAATCAATGGTTTCGAGACGAGAACCTTCAGAATTCGGTTACTGTTGACAAGGGTGATGGCCCTGACACATATTCCAATTATGTTTTGCTTCGTCGTGGTAAACGCCACGATTATTTCACTTCTTGTTTGCCTTGGCCGCAGAAGGGTACTTCAGTTTCGTTGCCGTTAGGTAGTCAAGCGCCGATAATTGGTCTTTATAGTAATGGTTCTGCTACTCAATCGACTGCGTCCGGGCTTCCTATTTATGCTACTCCGGCGGGTGTTAATTCCCTATCGAATGGTGCGCAGATGTATGCGGCGTCGAAATCGGCGGTTGGCACTGCCCACAATACCGCGTTTAATGCTACGAATTCACTCGTTTATGCCGATTTGACTGCTGCGACTGCGGCGACTATTAACCAGTTACGTCAAGCGTTCCAAACTCAACGTTTGTTGGAGCGGGATGCTCGTGGTGGTACTCGGTATACCGAGATTCTTAGGTCCCATTTTGGTGTTACTTCTCCGGATTCGCGGTTGCAACGTCCGGAATATCTAGGTGGGAATTCCGTCCCTATCCAGACTCGTGCGATTGCTCAGACTTCTGCTGCTGGTCTTACTGGTGGTTCTACTCCGTTGGCACAACTTGGGGCTGTTGCTCAGGTGGTTGCCCATTCCGGTTTTTCGCAGTCGTTCGTTGAACATGGTTATGTTTTTGGTATTATGTCTGTTCGTGCCGATTTGACATATCAGCAAGGTTTGGAGCGCCATTGGTCGCGTCTTACGCGTTATGACTTTTATATGCCTGTTTTCGCGATGCTTGGCGAGCAATCTATTCTTAACAAGGAGATTTATTGCGATGGTTCTGCTAATGACGCGCTTGTGTTTGGGTATCAGGAACGTTGGGCGGAATATCGCTATTTGCCGTCTAAGATTACTGGATTGTTTCGGTCGACTGCTTCTGGTACTTTGGATGGTTGGCATCTTGCCCAGAAGTTCGCGTCTCTTCCTTCTCTCAATTCTACGTTTATCGTCGAGAATCCGCCAGTCGACCGTGTTTTAGCGGTTGGTTCGCAAACGGGTAAGCAATTTCTTTGCGATGTGTTTATGCGTGTTAAGGCGGCCCGGCCGATGCCTATGTATTCGGTTCCGGGTCTTATTGATCATTTATAGGAGGTTTTATGTTCGGCATTGATGATGCTGCTATTGCCGTTGGTTCTTCTCTTCTTTCTTCTGCTCTTTCCAATCAGGGGGCTTCTGCCCGTAATGTTGCCCAGATCGGTCAGGCTCAAGATCTGATGGCCTTTCAGGAGCGTATGTCCGGTTCGGCGTATCAACGCTCCGTTGCTGATTTGGCGGCTGCTGGTCTTAATCCTATGTTGGCTTATGCTCACGGTGGCGCCTCGACGCCAGCAGGGGCTCAGGCGAATATTGAGGATACTTTGACTCCTGCGGTACACTCTGGTCGCGAGGCTTTTCGCGCTACTACTGAGGCGTCTGTTCAGCGTGCTCAGGTGGCTGATATACAGGCTTCTGCGGGGCTTAAGACTGCCCAGACAGGGGAGTCTGCTGCTAAGACTGAGGAGGCCCGTTCTCAAGCGGTTCTTAACGCTACGTTAGCTAACAAGGCTGGTCAGGACACTATTACTTCTGCGTCCCATGCGAGTCTCAACGCTGCTAATGAAAGATCGGTTTTGGCTTCTATTGAGAAGATTGCGCCGGAAATTAAAGTTATGGTTTCTAAAGTCGGTCTTAACGATGCTCAACGTTCTAAGTTCCTTCGAGAATTACCGCTTATTGCTGCTCAAGTTGGTAAAACCCATGCGGAGACTGGTGAGCATTTTCAAAATCGTTTGTTAAAATCGGTCGAGACTTCTTTATTACATTTGAAGTCTAATGAGGCTAGTTCTTGGTCGAATTTTTATGCTTCGCCACAGGGTGCTGCTCAGCCTTATATTACGTCTGGTACTAAGGCGTTTTCTGATGTTGCTGGCAGCATTTCTCCTTTTGGTTGGTTATTTTCGCGAGGTAAAAAGCAATGAGAATTATTGGGCGTTATGATCCTGATGCCGTTTCTGCTTCGACGGCTTTAGATTGTCGTGATGAGTCTTTGACGCATCAAGAGTTCCGTGAGGAATGTGATATCAATACTATTATTGATCGTTTTGGTATTGGTGAAAATCCGATTGAGGCTCAGAAATGGGTCACGGATGTGGATATTTCTAATGCGCCATCTGATTATATGTCGGTTATGAATCAACTTAATGAGGCTAGGGATCAATTTATGTCCCTTCCTGCGAAGGTTCGATCGTCGTTTGATAATGATCCCGGTCGGTTCGTTTCTTTCGTTTCTGATCCGTCTAATGAGTCTGAGATGGTTCGGTTAGGCTTGGCCGTTGCTCGTCCAGATCCGACTCCGTCTGATACGGATCGTCTTATTGAGGCGTTTAAGACGCCTCGCACAGTTTCCCCTTGATGTAACTGTGCCCAGTGACAGGTTCTTTCTGTCCTGGTGTTAAATAATGGTTGCGTTATTTGTTTGTTTGTTGTATTCTGTTTCTACGGTGTCTTACCGTGTTTCTTTTGGAGGTTGTATGGATATTAATGCGGCTGAGAAGGCCATTCTGGCTAATGCTCTCGTCACAGAATTGGCGAGGTTTCGTCGTGCCTATAATGCTGAAAAGGTTAACGGTATTAAAGAGATTCTTATTCAGCAGATTGCTGATGTTAAGTCTGTTTTAGATCGTGTGGAGTCGCTATGAAAACGTCTGTTTTTGCTGTACGTGATACGTGTATTCAGTCTTATAATATGCCGATGTTTTTTGCGAATTCAGCCGGTGCTGTTCGCGCTTTAGGCGATGCCGTTAATCGTGCTAAGGAGGATAATGCGTTTTATTCGCATCCAGAGCATTACCAGTTGTATCACATTGGTGAGTTTGATGACGAGACAGGTATGATTGAGGCTATTGTTCCTGTTTTTGTTGTTGATTGTCAGTCGCTAGTTCGCGGCTAGTTGCAGACTTATTCACGGCTGTTAATACTTTTCCCCATCTAAGGAAAAGTGTTAATGGTTGTGAATAAGTTTCTTTTGTGCTAATTTGTTCCTAGGGCATCTTGCTCTTTCTTATTTGGAGGTTATTATGCGTCGTTCATCTGTTAATAAGCACAAGTCTGCTCGGAAGTTTCGCGGTCAAGTTGGACGTACTAAGGTCGCTAATATGCGTGGCCCTATGCGTGGCGGTTTTCGTTTCTGATGTGTGCACGTCCCCACTACCGGCACGGCGTGTTAGTGGTCAGATTGAATTTTTAGGGCGCTCTTCTACAGAGCGCTTTTTTAATTCTGCTACTGCTACTCTTCAAATCCCCTGTGGTCAGTGTGCTGAATGTCGTCTTAAGCGGTCTCGTGAGTGGGCGGTTCGCTGTTTGCACGAGGCTTCGTTACACAGGGATAATTGTTTTTTAACTCTTACTTACGCTGATTCAAGTCGTGCTGTTTCGTTGCGTTATAAAGATTTCTCGGATTTCCTTAAGCGGTTGCGTTCCCGTTTCCCTAACGACAAAATTTCGTTTTTTGCTTGCGGTGAGTACGGAGAGACTAATCCGTATACTCATGTAGTTGATGGTGGTAAGTATCGCGCGCATTTTCACGCTTTGTTATTTGGTTTTAACTTTCCGGATCGTAAACCATGTCGTTTAATAGGGTCTGCCGATATGTTTAATTCGGCGTTGTTGGATTCAATTTGGGGCCATGGTGCTTGTAAGATTGGTGAAGTAACTTTTGAAAGCGCTGCTTATGTTGCGAGGTATGCTATGAAAAAGGTTACGGGCGATTTGGCTAAGACTGTTTACACTGTCATTACGGAAGATGGTGAGATGATCGAACGTACTCCGGAGATGCTTG